TTAGCTCGCCTTACGGGGTTTACTCCGGGACTTTTTCCGGGACTCTGCGAGTCGCTCGACGGCAACAGCTACATCCTCGTCCAACACGTGCGCGTAGCGCAGCGTACTCTTGATGTCCCGGTGGTTTAACGCCTTTTGAACCAGCTTAAGGTTTCCGCTGTCGCGGAGAAGCTTGGTTCCGAAGTCATGGCGGAAGTCGTGGAATCGAAAGTTGGCCACGCCAGAACTGGCGCGGAGCCGTTGCCATGCGGTCTTGGCTCCGGTGTAGGTCAAGGAATAGCGTTGTCCCCTCACCCGGCGCAGCCGCTTGTTGCCATAAACCGCAACGTAGGTGAATACGAACTCGGGATGCTGACCCTGCAGCGGAAACAGGATTTCGCGTACCGCCGCGGTAATGGGAAACACCACGCGCCGACCGCCCTTGCCGGTTCGAACAATTTGCCGAGTGCCGAAATCAACCTCGCTCCAGCGCAGGGTGACGCACTCTTTGAGTCGCATGCCACTGGCGCGAACGAAATCGAAGAATGGCTCATAATCCACGCGCATCGCGTCGTCGAGGGCGTCAGCCTCCTCGATCTTCAATTCGCGGACTCGCTCCACCGGTTCGGCCAACAGCAGCTTTTCCCATTCGGGCTCGTCCTCGAATACCGCCTTTTCGGCCTTGGCGAACGTGAACAGCCGCTGCAATACCTTGATCGTCGACCGGTTGACAGTGGCGTTAGAGATCAGCGGGAGCGCCTGCACTTGTTCCTTGGTCCGCTTACCGCGGCGCGAGACACGCTGGCCACGACGCCACGCCACCATGGCTCATCCACCAGCGGAGCCTTCCTCAATACATCGGACGGCGGGATTAAGGGCTTCGAGGAAATTTGCCAAGGCATGCAGCCTCTCCCGCAGCTTAACGGCGGCTATGCAGAGCCCAAACCATCGCCGAAGCCCGCCAAGCAACCGGCTACTTAGCCATCAAAAGGTTAGTTGCAACCTGCCCGGTACGAGCACCATAAGTTATTAGAACAATGGGGGGCGAGATGGAAATTCCTAAGTACAAGCTGCAGCCAATCAAGACCGCAACGCGCGGGCAGATTGGATTGGCGCAAATAAAAGACCAGAACCACTACGTCATGATAGTCGACGGTGGCGACTTGTCTGACGCGAATGCACCTCTGATTCTTTCCAAAGACACCATACGGATTGCTGCTAATCGTCCCGCCGTAGTGCCCTTGCCTGGGTCTGCTTTGCGCTCTCTCGTTGCTCTGAGGTCGGTTAGGTTTGACATGGATCACTTACCGCCTGGTCTGATCCAGATCGTTGGCGACAGAGAAATGATGGTGGTACAGGATCGAGATAGATTGCGTTCTGTCGATATCCGAAGTGGCTCTGTTGAACCACTAACTCACAATGCCGATCTGTTCGTATTGTCGTGGGACATTGTCCAGGCCGACTGGAATGGTCGGTTTGAGTCAATCTTTCATTTCGATGTGGCAGATAGGACGCCAAGCCCGTAGCGTTTCTGACCGGTCGAGTTGGGGCTGAAGGGGAAAACCAAATGAGAAATCCGACCGCGCGCGAACTTAAGGTGTTGAATTACTTTGTTGGTGATCACGTCGAACACTCTGACCGATTTGCCGGGGCTGGTGAAAAGACGATCAAGGATATGGTCGATATGGGATGGATCGTTCAGGTTGATCCATCCGAAACGAGCGTGCGCGGCTACTATAGGATAACCCCAGCCGGGGAAGCGGTGCGCTAATTAAACCCCGCCAGCGCCGTTTCCCATTCCGGGTCATCGTACAGCGACGTCGCCGCCGCACTGCCGCCAGCGCTCGCCCGATGCGCCGCCATGGCCGCCGCGACGGCTCCATCGATCGATAACCACTTCTTTGATTTGGTGAACCGCACGACATGGCCAGACGAATTCGTCTGCGCCTCGACGTTCGCAAAGCAGAACCGCAACGGCTCATTGCCGCCATGCTTGAACTTGCGCCCAACGATGGCGCGCTCAAGGTTCGCTATAGCTGGCATCATCGACAACGAACCTTGCCGGTGTTCGACGGCCGGGAGTCCATCCTCTAAAAGGTTGTTCATTAGGTTTCGCGCCATGGCCGGATCGACCGCGATCTCCTGCACAGAATAGGTCTCGCACAGTTCGCGAACGCGTTCCTCAACGCGGCGAAAATCGATGACGTTGCCAGGCGTGGCCTCGATCAGCCCGCGGGCTTGCCAGTCGATGTATGGAGCGCCTGTAGCTTCCTGCCTCTGTCGCAAGTTGTCGGCCGGGCAAAAGAAGTAAGGCACCACGATGTAACCATCATCGCCATCACGGAAGGCCGCGACAATGACCGAGAGGTCGATGCTAGAGCTAAGGTCGACGCCCAGCCAGCAAGGCTCGCCTTCAAGCGCTGCAAGGTCTATTTCGCCGGCGCCTTCGTCGTAGACCGTCATATCGACGAACGGTGCCGCGGAACTATCAAGCCAGACATTGAGGTGGAGATTCTGCACCATGTCCCTAGCCGTCATGCTGGTTTCAGCTTCCCGCACAAGCTGTCGCAAGCCGGAGATGTCTTGATATCCCAATGTCAGGCCGGGGTTGGCGCGATAAAGCAGCGCCTCGTCTTTCCAATCCGCGCCCGCGTCGGTCTCGAACAGGATCGGCAACATGGAAGGGTCATTGATCTCGCCCGTCGCAACCTTGCGCGCACGGTCGACGATCTCCCACGCGAGATTGTCCTGGCCGCGGCCGGAAGTCGTCGCAACCACCAACAGCGAGTCCTTCACCTTCGGCAACGACGACTTCAGCGCAATCCAAAGGTCAGTGCCTCGCCACTGTGCCAGTTCGTCTGCCACAAGCAGCGCAATGCTCTTTCCGTGAGCCGTGCCGGCATCGCTGCTAATGGTTTCGATAAAGCTGCCGCCCTTTTTCAGGACGATTTTCTTCGCTGAATTGAAGGCGTCATAGATGCGCGTGGCCGATACAAGCCGCTTATCCATCCGCACGACGTCGACGGCCTCTTTGAAGGCGATCGAGGCTTGCTTACGATCTGCGGCGGCCAGCACGCATTCACCGCCGGGGATTTTCTCCGGGCCGATGGCGTGAAGCAGCGAAATCGCGGCCGACAGGCTGCTTTTGCGATTGCCTCTAGGGATTAGCAGGACCACTGTTTTAACGACGCGCGAGCCATCAGGATTGCGCGGTCCGTAAATGCGGCGCACGATACGCTCTTGCCATGGATCAAGCTGGAATGCATTGCCCGGCAAGCGACTCTTTGGATGCTTAAGCCGGCGCAGAAACTTAACCGCGCGCTCGCCGTATCCAAACGGATCATCGATCGGCGAGTCGTCAAATAGCCAATGCGGGTATGGATCCTTCACAGTTCATCAGTCTCGCAAAGCACATCGCACCATTGCTGGCGCGTGTCAGGCGTCACGGCGCGAATATTATATTCGCTGTCGGTGTGGACGTTGCGGAGCCGCCATGTGCCATCCACTGACGCAAGCGCCGCTTGATAGCGCAGCGTCGCAACAAGCGTTTGCGTGCCCTGTAAGCGACCAGCCATAACAGTTTCGCTGGCCTTGAGCACCTTGATCGCAGCACGCGCCGTTACCTGAACAACCCAATCAATGGTCGAACCGCCTGCGCCATCCGGCACAGATACTTGCTTCAGCAGTTCGATCTTCTCTCTAAGGTTACCGGATGCAACCATCATTCCACCGCCAAGGGATTGTCGTCGGTTTCGTCGCTGTCTTCATGTGCGCCGGCACGGCTACGACTGGCCGGTGTTAAGCCCAACTCTGCCGACCAACGGCGGGATTCCGCCGTTGCTTCTCTCAGCGTTGCGAACGCAGGATGGCGCTTGATCTCGCCCAGCCGATTTTCGACATAGGCTCCGTCCTTGGCGATGGCGGCGCGCGCATCCTTGATGTCGGCGGCGGACTCGCAGAACCTTTCGACGGCGTGCATATCCGCGGCGGACAACACACGCCTCTCGACAAGCACGGGCATCACGCGGCGCCATTCGACTTTTGCATCGGTCGACATTGCTTTCGGTGGCTGCGGCACCGTGCGGATCGCGTCTGCGATCGGCTGCGGCGTGGCCTTGCGGCCTGCGGTGTGTTTCACAGGCCGAAATTCCAGCTACGGATATTGTTGATGATCTCGCGTGCGCCGAACGGAATTTCGCGCAATGTAGCGTCGATCGACGCCTCTCGCTGCTGGTACCAGGACGATGCTATGAGCAAGGTCGCCTGCCTAAGGTCAGCCGATGGCGTCGAAGGTGGCACGTCCGCCTCGGGATCGTCGACGAGAAACGGGCGGATGTATTCCGACGCGCCGTCCAGATAGTCCTGCAGCGCAGCATCGTCATCAGCGAAATCGACGTTGCAATGCGCCTTCAATTCTTCAAGCGTGGCGAATGCCATGAGATTATAGTCCTAATTTAAGGAGTGAACCAATATCGAGCCGTCTTGTTCGCTTCTTGGCCGCCGGTAGCAATGCGATCGGGCAAAGTCGGCCGATACCCCCGGAGGGTACTGCGCTGCGGTCAGCTTGGCGCGTGGTGCGTTATTTCTCGTTTGACACAACGTCGGCGCTTTCGTCGTTGCGGCTATCAGCGCGCTTCTGTGCGGGCTTCGGCATCACAGTGCGAATGACTGCGAACGCTGCCTTGCGAAGTTTGATGCAGGTCTTACACATTACTTGATAGGCCTTCCGAAGCCGCCTTCGCACGCGATGTTCTGCCTGTTATTGCAGGCAATGCAGGATGGCTTCCAATTGCTGCGAACAAGGCGCAGGTGCGGCGCTTTACGGATGCTCACCCGATGCGCGACCAGTACGGCAGGCCGACCACAATCCGCGCATACATCATTGCCAGGCTCTGCGAGATACGCCTGAGACAGCCGACGCCACTCGCCATCGTATCCGCGCTGTGGTGCTGTAGGTCGCAGTCGGTCACGTTCAGCCTTCCTCTTAATGGAGCACTCACATCGCTTGCCTGCCTGCACAACCTTGCCGCACGTACAGAGGCGCGGAGCGGCAAAGGGCATTACGCAAGCACGATGGCGTCGGCATCGCGGATGAACCGCCAACCCGCGGTTTCGAGAGCGTCGATGATTTGCTCGGCCGTGGTGTCGTCCACACCGCGCGAGACGAGCAACTGCTTGATGATCTCTATCGGTTTTCTGATGGTCATATCGGTCTCCTGTAAGGAAACGGTGGGGAGTCGCCACACACCAAGCGACTCCCCTGCAGCGCACGTTCAGCACATCCACGTCGCGCACCGCATACTGCTTAGGCTACCGGCTTGTCTGCCGCGTTGCCCTTCACCACAACGGCACCGGCAACGATCGAGGTGCCGGAGGTCTTGGTGATAACCGCGCGGATGTAGCGCTTATTGCCAGTATAGCCCTGCTTGTAGGTCGAGGTTGCGGCAAGGCTTGCAGGCAGCGTGCCAACAAGATCGCCTGCAGCGACGTTGGCGAAGTCGCCGTCGGTCGTGGTGTCGCTCTCCTGCAAGCTGACAACATACAGCCCGGCAGAAGTGATGGCGCCAGTGTTGACGATGACGGCCGCGCTATTGAAGCCCTGAAGGTCGACGGCAGTGCCCTTCGTGGTGGCGGCATAGTCAACCGGCGCCAGGGTCTGTGCAACGCCGATGTTATTCGCGATATCGCGCATTACTATTTATCCTTATTGAAAGAGAAAGTGAGCGGGCCGAAGCCCCTTCGTTGATGGGTTAGCTGGTCGCGCACTTGATCTTGCGCAGCGCATCGGCGAGAACCAACGCACCACCAACACGACGACGCGCGTGGAAACGCACCAGACCATTTGCAGCTTGGCTGTACTGGTCACGAAGCAGGCTCAATGCGACGCGATCATAAATGCGGTACGCAGAGGCGAAGTCGCCGAACACGATCGGCTCTGCTGCGCTGCCAACATCGTCGAGCGTATTATCTTCGATAACCGGACGCCCGAGGATGGTCGAAGGATCAGACGCGGCCAAACCGGGCTGCCACAGGTAACTGCCCGTGGTGCCATCCTTCAGCTTGCGAACGGTGGCTATGGTTTTGGAGTTCATCATCCAAACCGACCGGCCACGATAGAACGCCGGCAAGGCGTAGAACGCATCGATGATAGTGTCGGCAGGATTCGTGCCGAGCGTCGAAGCGTTGCCCGTTGGCGTGTAGGCGATACCCGCAGACGCCATGACGCCGAGCGGTTTCTTCACGCCATCACCACGCTGGAAACCAAGAGCCTCCAGACGTCCGAATTCCTCGGCGAGGTCGAAGGCAACTTCGGCTTCAACGTTGACCGCGGCGTCTTCCAAGAGGCGCTGCGAAACATCCACATAGCACGCCATTTCATGGATCGGGATCTCAACCTGACCGTAACTGGACTCCGTTCCGGTGCGGGTCTCGGTTTCACCGACCCACTTGCCAGTCGGGCGACCCGTGCGCTTAGGAATTAGAACTTCGCCGCTCGAAGTGTTGCCCACGCGAGCAGCCTGGCGAACGGGCGATTGCTCGACAATACCCTTCACGACTTCCGCGCTGAACTCAATCGGAGCGAGGTAACCTCCAGAGCTATCTGGGGCGATCGTGAGCGACTTCACCTCATCCGCGGTCAACGTCTCTTTGCCGTTGCGCAGGTAGCCGGTGAATGCTTTGCGTTCAGCGCTGATCTCGTCCTTCTTCTCAGTATGAATGGCAGGGCGGGCGAGTTTGACTTCGGCCGCGGCAAGTCGCTTTTCAAGATCGGCGACCGGTGCCGTCTTCGTGTTGACGTCAGCGGTCAGCGCTTCAAGCGCCGACTTGATTTCGGCCGCGCCGTCTTCCGCAGGAAGTTCGGCTGCGTTCTTGGTCTCAAGAGCAGTAGCAGTGTGGAAAGTCATATGATAGGAATTCCTGTTAATGAAGTAGATTGCGAGCACTGTTGATCGCCGCAACTAACTCGCGAAACTGCGTTGCGGAATTGGATTTCACTGCGGTGACGGTGGATTCCGTGTTGCTGGGAAAGGTGACCACCGAGATTTCCCAGAGGTCTACCTGCTCAAGGATGCGCGCACCCTTTGTGCGGTCCATGCGGTCGCGCACGGTGCGGTAGCCAATGGATAGGCTATCGAGCAGGCCGGCCTTCATCAGCTTGTAGGTCTCGGAGCCTTTCGTGGTACCGAGAATAAGCTGACCCGTTGCTTTCAATCCGCGGTCATCTTCGACCAGCGACAACCACTTGCCGATCGGTTCAGTTTGGTCATGCTCCCGAAGCATTTTGACTTTCGCGGCGGGCCGTTTTACGAGCGACTTCTTAAACGCCGACTTGACCACGATATCTTTGTGGCTATCGACAACGTCAAAGACGCTCGCGTATCCCGTGAATGTGCCGTCTTCCTGGATTGACTTAATGTCCAATTCAAAGACGCTGCCATGGTCAGTCTTCAAGCCGCTTGATCCTTCTTGGGTTGGTTGTCATTTGCTGATGATTGAACATGCGGGCTTGCCAGCACGTCGCCATCAGGAAGCGGCGGCAAGTTAAGTTCCCGCCTCACATCGTTGGCCGTCATCACGCCGGCGGACCGATACTGGCCGAATGCGGTTGCGCGAGCGGCGGGGTCGGCCATCAACAGTTGCGACAGATCGAACTCGAAGTGCATTGTTGCCCGCTCTTCAGGCGTCAACAGCGTGCGAGCATAGGCATCGCACCACGCGCGCAACCACGGCTGGAGGCCGTACTTCACAAACTGGAGATCGAGCTGGACGCTGTTGGACCACGTCGCGCGGCTCATGTCGCTCAACAGCGTGGCCGGGACTCGCGTCAATCGCGAGATTTCACTGACCACAAAAGCGCGTTGTTCGATTGCCTGGCTATCGACGGAGCTAAAGGCAATCGGGGTGTATGAACCCTCGTTGTCGATAACCGCGATGCCGCCCGCCTTGTCGCCGCCGTGAGCCGATCGCCACATCTGGGCAATCCGGCCGGCTGCGGTGGCGTTCAAGCTGCCCTTGAAGGAAAGCACGCCACCGGGCCGGCTGTTATTCTTAAACAGTTGCGACGCGCTGCGCTCAAGCAAGATCGCCAAGCCAATAGCATCGCGGCCCGTATGCAACAGACCTAATCCTCGCTGTTGCAGTGGACTGCTCGGGTTTGGCGTCTGCAGATGAACGACGTCGGCCGGCCCATACTCGCGGCCGTCGATCCGATAGACCGGCTCGCCATCAGGCTTGTACTCAAGCACCACGACCTGCCGCGGCACGTAAAGGATCTCCGCTGGCCGATCGGCGGTGCGCGTCACCAGCGCGAAGCCATCGCCAAAGATGATCGCGTCCAGCGTAACTCGACGGCGAATCTCACCAGCCGACATCCATTCATTGCTGAAGCCATGCACAAGCTGATAGGCTGGATGTTGTTTTGCGGCCCGCTCGGAATCGTCAGCATCATCATGCAACAATCGACACTGCACGCCTGCCGTGGAATTTGACGTGATGCTAACTGCCGCCTCGGCAGGGGGGCATCGCATAAGGGCGTCAACCGTGACGGTCACGCCCGACGCGGACACGGCGAAGGCATCGCAAAGCGCAGCCCAACTATCCGACGTGCAATCGGTCAATTCGGATTTCGTTTCCGGCACCGGCTCGGATTTACGGCTGAACCAACCCACTACACCGCCGCCTTCCGTCGCTTGACAGGCTCGTTGTCATTGGCTGCCGCCGGCACATCGAGACCCGCGTTGATGCGCGCCTGCTTCAGTGGCACCTCACCATTGACGCCGAAGCGGCAAAGCTCATCATAAGCTTTCTCGCGCTTGGATTTCGGATGCGCCAAGTCGTAATCGAATTGCGCCCATGATCGTGCCGCCATTATGCTGCCCTCCAGCCACGAATGCGCGGCGCTTGTTCTTCCTGAGTGTTTGTGTCCGGCCACAACGATCGAGGCTGCATGGCGTCTGCAAACGAGGTCAACGATGCAATTGGGACGTGGCGCTCTTGAATCCTGCCGAGGTGGTCGATCCAAATAATCAACGCTTCGTTGCTGTGAAACGAAACGGTTTTCACGATCCGCCCGGCCCAGACGACTGGCGCGTTTTTGCGGATGTTCATGACGCACTACACAGCCACGCCAGGCGCAACGATCCGCACAGCCAACACCGACGTCGACTTGGCAATACCCAGCTGGCAGACGTTCTCACCGGAGGTTAGATCGGCCACTGGCTGAATGCCGCCGGGAGTCTCCGAAAGGTAATACGCACTGCCCTTGGTGAGGACAGCATTTATCGTCAAGTCCCCTTCGACTTGCACGACAACCGGCTGGTTTAGAGCGGCGCCGTTCAGCGCAATGCCACCGGCCTTGTTCGCGCCAGCCACAACAGAGTCTGAGTCAGCGAGCTTCCACTTATTCACCGCAGCGTCGAGATAAACCGCCTGCCCCGCCGTAATGGCCTCACCGGCTGTGCCGAAGGACCGCTTGCCAGAGCCGTCGCCTACAACGGACGTCGAGGTTATGCTGATATCGGTCATGCTTGATTCCTCAGTAGTGAAAAATTGCCGTGTCGTTGGCTAAGGTGTCGCCGAGGCTGTCTCGGGAGTCGCTGTCGCGGCCGTGGAAGGCCGGCACGTCTAACGATTCAATCACGCGGGCATTCGCTCGCTTGCGGATGCGTTTGAAGGTGTCGCGCTTTCCGATATCGTCGGAAGAAATCTCGCCTTCGAGCACGGCGAGCACAACTTCCGAAATGAGGTCGTCGCGATCCTCCAGTTTTCGGAAGTGCTTCCACGCCGTTGCGTAGAGCGGCTGCTGCATCAAGCTCGAAAGTAAAAGGCTCGGTGCGACGCCAGTATCGCGGATATAAACATACGCATTGGCCATCGCGTGCGTGGCCATCGCTTTGGCGTATCGCGCGGCGAATGCCGGGTTGCGGTTCGCGCGGAAGATGATCGACTCAAGCGCCGGAAGGTCGCGGCGGTTGAGCAAAGCGCCTGATAGGTCCATGCCGCGATGGTCGCGGATGAATTCAACCGCGCTGTCGAACTGCTCGGCGGTGAAACGTTTCCGCTTAAATTCTTTCGATATGCGAGTCCCGCGCTTGTTAGGACTCCGCTCCCGCTTCTTAAGTGCGGCTACATACGCCGGACGCTTGTCGGGATTGGCGCGCAGATAGTCGTGGATCCTACGCCCGAAGATGCCCAGTTCCTTGCCGGCGCTCTCGGGGCTATGACCCTGCTCCAGTAACCGCAACATGGGATCAAAATTCGCCGCGATAGCGTCAATGCCGGGAGTTGCGCGGCCGGGCCGAAGGGATTCGATCTCGGCCAGCCTATCGGGGGTGCGCTTGAGGTAAGCTGACCATGCAGGCTGCGACGGCGCGTCCGGTGTTGCCGCCAAGGCTTGCGCGTCAGACATGCCAGACGCGATACGGGTGCGGATTGAATCGAAGTGGATAGCGGCGCGAGATGCCAATCGGGATTCCGTTGTGGTGGAAAGGTCGCCGCTCCCGAGTGCCTGATGCGGCGGGGAGCGGCTGAATGAGGAGGGAAACCGGGAAACCGGATTTACTCCCCTCCTACTATCTTGTGCGCGAGTGTATCAGGCCGCCTTGGCGTACTCGGGAAAGGCCGGGTCCCTCATGAACTGAAGGATGCTCCAGTCGATGTAGGTCTCAATGCGTGGCGACATCGGCTGTTTCACGGCTGCGGCGATTTCCTCCGTGGTGGCGTCGCCAGATGCTAAGTCCAACAATCGGCAACACATGGCCGAGGCGACGTCGTACGTTGCTGGCGTCGATTTTCCTGTTGGCCTCGCCCTCGGCGTCGGGCAGTGTCGGCATGTCCAGTCCGTTGTATCGGTGTGAGCCCACTGGTGGCGGCGCCTTGGAGCGGTTGTTCCTCCGCGGCGTATCGAACCGCTCTTCACCAGGGCGCCAGGGCTTGCCTTCAGCCTCCAGTTTGACCGTTAACCGGGCCGACTGCGTCGTCATGAGGTTGTCGAAGTGCCACTCTGCGGGTGCAGAGCCATCATCGGAGTCCTCGGCGTCGACGTAGTTGTCGTTCGCCACGGTCATGACAGGCAATGCCTGCAACGTGGCCCAATCGTTCAGGGCCATTGCCATGTGCGGGCAATCTTCGGCAAGCAGCCGGGCTGGCTGCTGTCGGCTGGTAGCCTTATGGGGGCGGTTGGTCGGCTTGGGGTTGCTGGCTACAATAGCCAGGTGTTCCGCGGGCGTGCGGTAGTTATCATTGGCTGCCTGCAAGGCTAGCCTCCTGTGATAAAGTTTATCAGATGCCACTCTCGGTGGACTGCGCTCGCCTACATCGCCAGCAAGCACGGCGGCGGCACGCTGCTCAGGCGTGCCGTGGGCCTCAATGCGGGGCCATACCGGGATGTTGAGTCCCTGTGAGTTAGTACCTGTTTGCAGGGGTGATACTAAAATCGCCCTACACATCGATTTGAACCAACGAGCCGGATTTTTCGGCCGGTTCAGAAAAATAGCTATGACTCGGCGCGCGGGAGCGTCAAGTAAGTGGATATCGGTGAGCAGAGCGGCCACCGCCCTGGTGACCTTCGTCCCGTTCTTCAGTGTTGTGGTTTTGGTTCGCCAGCGTGCCATAAAGACAAATACGTTCTGCGGCGAAAAGTGGGAGCGATCTCAGAAATAAATTTGCTGGGCCATAGCGGGCCATAGCGCGCCACTGGTGCGCGTACCGGTCATATCGTTGTGAGAAAGCTACCGGCCTCGTGGGGCGCCGCAGGCAGCATAGGCCCCTACTTCACTGGCCTTGGCCCGACGTAGCCGGCCTGCACCCGCTCCGCTACTTCGACGGCCCTGGCTTGGTTTAGGATCGTCAATATCTCTTCCAGAGCCCGCTGCGGGTCAGGTGGTCGACACGGCTGTAGATGATCGGCAATCACCAGTTCGATGTCGAGGATGGCCCTGGCGAGAATTTCAGCGTTGGTCATCGGAGGCTCCTAACGGCATCAAGCCTCAATGCCAACTGCCGCTCTGGTAAGGCGTGCCGCTCAATAAAATGATCGAGCGTCGACGAGATATCTTCGTAAGCCAGATCCGCCCGACGCTGAATCTCACGCGCGATGTCCGCAGAGACGTCCTCAGACCAATGATCGGCGGTGTTGAAAACAATGACTCGGCGGGGGTCGTTGTACTGGCCGGACATCAGGTCGGCGATAACGGTCTCAAGATCGGTCTTGTCGCTATCGGCTTCGCGCCAACAGCAACCTTGCCCACTGAAACAATCCTCCACGAGGTATACCGTCTCCGCGGCGGGAACGATCGAAGGGGACCAACTCATACCCAACTCCATCGGAAAGTAACGACGTTGGGGGTGGGTGGTTCCGACGCCGGCCTCACCGCCTCCGGCCAGAACTCCAGGTGGTGGTGGAAAGGGCCGCTCGGTGCAGACCGACGCGTTAAGCTGCGTCCAGCCAATCGGGCCAATCGGCGTCGTTGAGTGTTGCCGCCATGCGCTCGGCAAATTCCGCCGCGCTCTGTGTGCTTTCCGTTTGATTTGCGTGCCGCACCGGCTCCGGCCTCTCTGGGATAGGCGGCTCGTCGTCCGGCCGCGTCGTTGGTGCGGCAAACTCCTCATCGTCACCCGTCAGGATGATCGTCCGACCGAGCAACTCGGCCGGGTCTTCAATCTGATTCAGGCCGGCCGCCCGAACAAGTTCACCTAGCTGTTTCTGGCCGTCATACTGCGTATCGCCGTCATGATGCTCTAGTATAATGACGTGCTCCAATACCGCGCCGTCCTCATCGGTGGTGGCGAAGTGCAATTCCGAAGATCCGTGACCAAGCTCCATAACGTTCGCGGCGGTGATGCGGGCCGTGGTGGGGCCGGCTGGCTTGCGGGGCTTGGCCGGCTTGGCCTTACCGGTACCAAACTTCTCATCAGGAAGTTTGGCCGGGCGCTCTACCTTGTTGAACCCCTTCGGAGCGGGCTTGCGGAACATCTCGTCCTTGAGCCACCGGACCAGGCTCATGCGGGGGGCGTTTGGATTGTTCTGCGCGCCCCAGCTTTCATGCCAGTCCGCTGCCGCTTGGATCACCATGGAAAGGTCAGCATCTGGAGGGACGGCACCCCACGCCCTCTTATAGGCGGCTCGGGCGGGCTTGCTCATGTCGGCAGGCACATACGCGGTAAGGAGCGCCCCCAACGTTAATTCTTCCTCCGGCGCTTCCCCTGCGGCGGGCACCAGCCCGGCCGCACGGGGCGGCGTAGCCGGCGCGGAGTCATGTCTATCTCTCAAGGGACCGGTTAAGAACCGGTCTTGAGGATAGGAGGGGGTGACACTGGTGTCACCATAACTACCATTTAGGGTGACATTCTCGTCCGTTTCGGTGACAGGAATGTCACCCTTTTTATCGGTGACACCTGTGTCACCCTTTTGTGGAACTAGACTAAAGTTGGGGGTGTAGACGGTGGCGTGACCGCGACCACCGGCCCGGACTACCTGCACGAATTCGAGGCTGACCATGTGTTGCCGCGCTCGGCCCACTGTACGATCGGAGAGGCCGGTGAGGTCGCAGAGCTCATGATCAGAAACAAACCCATTCCCGCTCCAGCCCTTGTACCTCTGGATGATCTCGGCAAAGACGGCTAGGTCTGCCTTGGTCGTCTCAGGGTGAAGGGCGGCCATTCGGAGCAGCTTGAACTGCACCCAGGCCTCGACGTCGAGCGCGTACCGCTTTCGCTTGGAGAAGTGCCCGCTCAT